AGCCTTCGTGCCCTTGTCTGACTTCGTCAGCTCGGTCACGCGCTGGATCATTGCATTGGAACCCGAACCAGCGAACTGGTTCACAAACGACATATTGCGAGCGACGCGCCAGAAATCACGGCTCCACGCCGTGAGTTGTTCACTAGTCAGCGCCGCAAAGTTAGTAAGAGCCATTTGGCTTCTCCTTTATATTGCGTTACAAAACCCAGTAATGCACATGCATTACCAGCCTATAGCCGACTTGTTGGTGCGGCTAAACCGTTCCCCCGTATCGTGGGGTCACGACTTAGCGCGTATTAACGAGGCGCGACCTCGGCACGTTTTACGCCTGTGCGCGGCGAAATCAGCACGGTTTTTACGTGTGCGACACGGTTGGATATCGTTCCAACGGACGAGTTCAGTTGTAGATTAACAACAGTGCAGAAAGTTCGCAACTATTTAATAAGAATATTTCTTCTTGGCCGACTTTTTAGCAGGCTTCTTAGCACCGTGGGTCTTACCCGGCATCATCGTACCGTCCGGCATACGGTGCATCGGGCCCTTTCCGCCTTTCTTCTTAGCCTTCATACGTCTAGCTCCTTGGGTTAACGGTATCTCGCCGTCTTCTTGGCGATACGCTTGGGTTGCTTCGAGAACTGCTCCCCCTTAGCAAGCGAGCGTCGCTTGTTACGGGTGGTAGCAGCGTATTCTTGTGGGGACAGCGCCTGCCGAGCTTTCTTCGGCAGGTACCGTTCGCCAGTCGCCTTCGGGCCTTGGGTGCTGTTCTTACCAGAACGTGTGCCCCACTCTTCCCGCGTCCACTTCTTAAGGGACTTCTGTGACTTAGCTAACCCCATTGACTAATCCTTCTTCATCTTACGAAGAGTCATAGCCAGCCGGGCACGCTGGCCGGTCTTACCTGACTTCTTAGCCGCTGCACGCAGCTCTTTGGCCGGGATCTTCTCGCCCTTCTTAACGCCCATGCTCTTACGCAGGGCACCGGGCTTTTTGATCGCGTCCTTGATCCAGTTCTTAGCCATTACTTGTAGCCTCCGCCTGACTTTTTGTACTCAACCGCAAGCATCTGCGCTTTGCGGGCGCTCCATTGGCCTGGTTTTCCGCCTTTACTGCCAGCTTTGATGCGCTCAAAGAGCTGCTTACGCATGGTCGGCTTGGTGTAGTTACCGGCCGCATTGACCTTTGACTTGGCCTTAGCCATTACCACTTCACCTTATCGGCCCAATACGCTGCAGACATCTTGCCCTTGGCAATATTCTTAGCGTGGCGTGCCTTAAAGGACTCGCGGCGGTTGCGATAAGACTCAGACTCCCCCTTTTTACGGGGGGAGCCGCTTACGCCCTGCTGGCCAAAGCGAATCGTCTTCACTTGATCGCCCGACTTAGCCACAACTACGTGGCTTTTGGTCGGGTGGCTCGGTGTACGCTTGGGTTTGTTGTAGCCAGAGACACCGGCTCGGGCTAAACGTGAGTCGCGGGTAGCCATTAGACAACATCGCCTCTTAATCGCTTGAGAGTAGCGGCCGGAAGAGCGTTAAATTCTTCTTCCGTCAGCTGCATAACGTCGAACGCCTTCTCGCCGCGTGCGGCAGAGCTTTCACCCGGCATATCAGGCGGCTGAGACTCAGCGGCTTTCATCTTGCGGGCGATATCAGCGCGCTTTTTAGCCACTTCGTCGACCGGAGCGGCCTTCGTAGCGGTGGGAGCCGCCAAAGAAGGCGCTACCTGGGTGCTCATATCAACCAGATCGTACTCGCGGAGGACGAACTTAGCCGCTTTTGACAGCGCAGCGACGGGATTTTCACCCTTGACGATAAATGCGTCGCGAAGATCAATCACTTCCTGCGTGTATTTCTCGTTGAACTCGGGACTATTGCGGTCGAAAACCGGAAAATTAGTCTCCAACTCAGCCGCAGCCTGCTGCAGAGCCGACATCTGCTGGCTCTGGGTGACCTTCTGCTCCATTTTCTGGGTCAGTTCGAACTCAAGCTGGGCACGTTCGGCCCGGCGGATCTCTTGGCGCAGTGCCGCAGCCTTTTCATGTTGCCCGTCCAGTACCATGTTCTGGTACTCGACCTCTTTGGCAGCGAAATCAAAGCTATCTGGGGCCGTCTCAGCAGCGGTTTTTGCTGCCATCAGATCGTCGAGCTGCTTTTGCAGGGCCTTCTGCTTAGCCAACACCTCGTCGAGACGCGACTTTGGCACCATCGGCTTCTTAGCCTCCGGTTCCGGTGCGATTTTGGGCTCAGGCGCGGCAACTTCCTGAGCAACCGGCTCGGTGGCCGGTTCAGCAGCCGCCTTTTGCTCCGGAACTACCGGCGCTTCTGGCTCTTCGATGGCCGGTTCGGCAACCGGTTCAGCAGCCGCCGCCTGCGGCTCGACCTTAGGCTCCTCTCCCAAACCAAAGTTCAGGTCAAATTTTGCCTCGGGAAAATCCTCCACTGGGTCAGAACCCGGCATCCGGTCAAGGCTAACGTCTTTTTTGTCCTCAGACATGGTCAATCTCCTATTGAGGGGTCATCGGCCGCATATTCGGGACAGGTCGCGGCGTACCCTGGGTCTGCGTCTTCGCTGCCGTCTGCATAACAGTGGCTGCGATACGCGTCGCTGCAGCCGTCTCCTGCTGCGAACGACGGGTCTGGTTGGTGAGAGCGGCCAGTTCACGCCGCAGCTGCAACTCCTGCTCCTTGATAGCAATCTGCGTCTGCAGTTCGGCCATCTTGAGCTGGGGCTGTACGTCTGCAACGTCCTGCACCTTGGCGATGTTGACCGCGGCTTCGGACTGCAGCTTCTGAACTTCCGCCTGCATCTGGGCCAGCTCCAGCTGTACCCGCTGCATTGCAAGTTCCGCCTGCATCGCGCTGGCTTCCATCTGCTCCGGGGTCTGCTCGACACCGGTCATCATGCGGATGCGCTTGGCGAGTTCGCCCTTACGGGCCAGGTGGCTGTATTCAATGATGGCGTCATCCGGAATAGCGACGCCGACCTGACGCAGGTTAAGAGCCTCGGCGAACTGCATCTCGTCGAACGAGTCACGCGCCGGGGCGGTACCGATCACAACGTCGTACTCACCCAAAGTGAGGTCATTGACGACGCGGCCCTCCGGAGTCATCTCGTTAATAACGAGCGGCTCGCGAGGCTTGAGCGGGTCATCTTCGTTTGTGATCTGGATCACTCGCTGCTCAGTATAGAACTTCTGTACGAGGTTCAACACCTTTTCAGCGAGATAATGGCGGGTTTTACGCAAGTTATCGAGCGGAACCTGGATCATGATGACCCCACGGTTCTGCTTGGCCTGGATAGCAATGCCAGACACTTCAGCGCCGTCCGACCCGAGCATCGAGTCATTCACACCACTGATGGTCTTGATGTTAAGCGCCGCCTTCTGGCTGATGCGATCCAGGCCGGTCGGAATCTGGTTCGGCTGAATTTTGACCGGGGGGTTCGACCCACGGTTGTACTCGAGCACCAGACCAGTTTCTGCGCCATGTTCCTCGAGATCATCGGCCGTCATGCCGACGAGCGAACCGCTCTCCACCATCCAGCCGCTATTGGCCGTAGTGTTGACGATGTGTAGCTCCTGGCTCGCGATCTTGTTCAGCTGCTCCTGAGGGGAGAGCAGGTTGCGTACCATGCCGAACGGACGGCCGCGACGGAAGTACGCAAAGTACGGCACGATGGTGAAGTCATCGTACGGCGACCAGTCGTCATGCAATACAATCTTGTCACAGGTGACAGTCCAGCGAACTCGGCGCACGACCTTAGAGATCAGGCTCAAGTTGTACTGCTTGGCGAACTTCTTCGCCTTCTGCTCGCCCCAATTCTCCGGCACTTCGCGCTGGTCGCCAGTGTTCGGGTCAACGAAGAAATCAGCCCGACCCATCTTGCGGTACTGACGCGCAATGACGCGTAGCGCACGCACGTTGCGATAATCTTCGTTGCCAGGGATAGCAGCACCCAAGTAATCCTGGCTGGTATCCGTCTTACCGTAACGGGTTTCTTCGTACTCAATCGAGTCGCGGCCAAAGCCGTTACCGTTCTCGGCTACGAAGCGTAGCGACTCCGCCTTGTCCTTACCGTAGAGTTCCTCGATTTCATCGAGGGTCATCCACTTAGTCTCGAACACCTCGTTCCAGGTCTTCGGATCGTACTCCTTCGCATCCGGGTCGATCAGGATGTCGAGTGGGTCTTTGGCCGTGATGCGGATCTCACCTTCAACGTGATCCGTGAAATCCATCCGCACGTCAAAGTAACCACGGCCGTCCATGATGAGTCCGTCGCTGAACACCGTCTGCTCAACCCAGTCGAGCTTGTTGTTGTCGGCGATCTGCATGTACAGCTTGGTCAGCACACTGGCTACGTCCTGATCCCCACCGCGGCGCGGTTTGAACTGCACGTCAGCACGGCGCGTGGACTGTTCTCCGAGGACAGTGTTCACGGTCGGGAGAATAGTGTTAATGGTCAGTGCCGGACGACCTTCTGCTTCCAGAGCGGCAAGATCTACCTGGTCCCACTGATCGCCGCGATAGAACGCGTCGCACTTCTTAGGGCAAGCTGCTGATCTTCGATCGACTGGGTTTTGATCTTTGCCATGTTATGCACTCATCGCGGATTTTTGGCGGGGTCCGCGAGTAAGAGAGATGAGTTTGTCCCGCCAAGACGGTGTATGTACAACTGGGGCCTGATACGTGGAGAACTCAGTCATCATGAGACCAATCCACGACAAGGCGTCTACTTGGTCATCATGGGTTCCGTTAGGGAACCGCAGTAACTCTGCGATCAAAGGACCAGAGAACGCTGCATCACGCGGGAAGTACACCTTCCCCTGCTGCATACGGCCCTGGATGGCACGAGCACGAGCTTCTTTGTCTCTTCGCCCGGTCTTCAAGTCCTTGAAGTACGCCTCGAATAACCCGCGTTCACGCACGCGCTTCTCGAGGAACGGCCCGAGGGCCATTTCAATATGCCCCTTTTCGATGCCGATGATCGAGGGCTTCCACTGTTCGTAGAGATCAAGTATTCGTTCAACCAGCTCAAAGCCGTCGAACCGTCCGCGCACAACGTCCATTACGAACATGTCATCGCGGTCGTTGATGCCGACGACCACTCCAACGCTGTAGTCGTTGCGGTCGTTTTTACCGATGGCCAAGTCCCACGCGCAGTAGTAACGCATGGCATCTTCGTCGATGTCGTCTGGGTCGTAGTAGTTAACCATCGCCCGAGTGAAGTACTGACCGTCGTCCGCGACCGGGTTCTGCTGATAAAGCGCCGACCAGTCTCTGGGGCCTACTGCTTTTTCGATGCGACGGAGCGCTTCGACACTGTACCTTTCGGGGTGGAGCGCTTCCCCGGCTTTTCGGAACTCTTCGTCTTCTTCGGCAATGGCGGGGTATCTGACGACTTCCCACTCGTCTCCGCCTTGAAGAGCCGATTTAAGAAGTCGGCCAGCCAGGTCATCATCATGCCACCTCGTTAGGATTACCAACACACCGCCGCCAGGAGCAAGACGGGTGTACGCCGTTGACGTATACCAGTCCCAGTTCGCATCCCGGTTATTCTGACTCTCTGCGTCCTCGCGGTTCTTAACCGGATCGTCGATAACGAGAACGTGTGCACCCTTACCGGTGATACCACCACCGACACCGGCAGCTACGAAGCCGCCACCATCCGTGGTCAGCCACGCTTCAGCGCTTTGACTATCCGGGTCCAGACGCGTCTTGAAGACCGCTTTATATGTCGGTTCACGAAGTACTTGGCGTACCTTACGGCTAAACCCCATTGCAAGCGAACCCGAATACGAGCAACTAATAAACTCATGCTCAGGGTTACGGCCCAGATGCCAAGCCGGGAATGAAACCGACGCCAGCGTACTCTTACCGTGGCGGGGA